CAGCTACAGTGTGCCGGGACGCAATGGTGACATTGTCGTCATGCAGGACGCTTACGCTGAATATGAACAGGAATATGAGATCTTTACCCTTGACGGCGCACAGGCAGATGCCAGGGCGATCGTTGACTGGCTCTATCAGGACGGATGGTGTGAGCTGTCGGATGATTGGGAGCCGGAATACTATCGTCTGGCGTACTTTGTCGGACCTGTGGACATCGAGCCAATCATGGATGAGGCAGCAGTCTGCACCATCACCTTCCGATGCAGGCCGCAGAGATATATCGTTCAGAATCCGGTGTCCGTTGCAAGTGGAGCGACTTTGAACAATCCAACGAAACACGTTGCATATCCGATCATCACGCTGACAGGCAGCGAAATCGTGACATCAATGCTTAACCTTGAGACACCGTACAATATCAGTCTTGACAGTGTCGTAGTAACATGGGCTCCGGAATGGTCAAATAACATTGCTTTCATGTTCCACTCACCCTCATCATCAGGGGGAATAGAGATCGCCACATATCGCCAAAGCGGAACGCCTGCATCAGAAGGAGGTTCTTTGATTTCTCATGTCAATTCAACCGGAACGCTTCGTTTTAAGCCGTTCAGGTGGTCAATTTATAATGTTGGAATCGGCAGAGGAATGACACTTACACCTGATACAGACTACACCATCTCATGCAACACAACATCAGGAGCAAGCAAGGTTTGGGTTGGTTTCTTTGAAAATGATGGAAGTAAAAAATATTACAGCTCTGCGGAAGCATCACGAAGTGGAGCTGGACAGTTGTCGTTGACATTCCATGTCCCATCTAACTGCGCCAACACGCTGATTATTTTCTACCGGACAGACAACACAGAGGGCACCTTCTCAAGCATTATGCTTGCGTCTGGTACAGAGATCATTCCGTTCCAACCGTATGCGACAGAAGCAACAGAGACGTTCACAATCGGAGACACCACGCTGAAGTTTACTACAAGCGGATTCACTACAGCAGTGATCGATTGTGAAAAAGAGAATTTCACAGTAGATGGCGTCAACTATAATGCCAAGTCAATGCTCTTGGATCAGTATGGAAACTATTCCGCCGAGTACTTGAAGTTAGGCAAAGGCGATAATGTAGTGACTTACACAAGCGACATCACATCGGCAACAATCGAGCCGAAATTCTGGGAACTGTAGGAGGTGGTTAGATGTTTCCAACAATTCACAATTATGACGGAATGGATCTGACCACTCAAGGATATGGTTCTCTGTCCGAGTGCATTTCCTGTGAAGTAACCGAAGAACTAAACGGCGCATTTACTCTTGAGCTGACCTATCCGCTGAACGGATTGCATTCAGAACACTTGATCACTGGCAACATTATCGTGGCAAAACCGAATCATACGCAGTCGAAGCAGCCGTTTAGGATCTCCGAGGTCAAAAAGTCATTCTCGAATAACATTCAGGTTTCTGCAAATCATATTTGCTATGACTTGAGCGGATTTCCGGTGCGAGCAGCTTATTCATATAACAACCTGGCAGCAGTGATTCAGGGCATGAACGACATCTCCACAAATATGCAGCTGCAGGCATGGCCTTTGTCGGAATATTTCCACATCTTTACGTTCAGCACGGACATGACATCTTCGGCATCGTTCTCGATGGAAAGTATTCAAACGCTCCGTGCTTGGATGGGCGGTCAGGAGGGTTCCATCATTGATGTCTATGGCGGTGAGTGGGTATATGACAATTATAGCTGCTTCCTGACTTCGAGGAGAGGACAAGACACAGGATACAGAATTTCTTACGGAAAGAACCTTGCGGAGTATCAAAAAGAAAAAGATTATAACGAATACAGCCATGTTTGTGCCTATTGGAAGAAGTCTGACACTGCAGTCTATAGTGACATAATTCCGACCGGACTTGACTGTGCGTTCAGGTGCGGATATATCGATGCATCAAGTGCCTATGACTCACAGCCGACAACCGCGCAGCTCAACACATATGCAAACAATCAAGCAGCGCTGATTAATTTCGGAGCGCAGACAATCACAGTTACGCCTGCGCAGCTTGGAAATGATTCAATCGGTCTTGGAGATGGCGTCCTTGTTTGTTACGAGAATGTCTTTTCAACAAGAGTCATCAAAACGGTCTGGGATGTTCTGGCCGATACATACAAATCATTGCAATTAGGAACGAAGAAGGCAAATATTTCTGACACGATTAAGTCTTTAAGTACTGGGCCGAACGGATCATATTCAGATGGTGTTACGCAGGCACAGATGGAGGATTATGTTGCGAACTATGTCACAACAAACTTCGGAGTAAACAACTTTAGGCTCGTATATAGGCGAATCCTTACATCGTCTGACCATGTTAACAACATCACACAGACTGGCTTCTATCGAATAGACAGCGCAGTTCCGTCAGGATTGAACAATACTTTTATTTGGAGTCATTTAATCGTTTTGAATTTTAATGCTGCAGTTGTTCAGATCCTGATTCGACCGGGAAGTCTCGCAGGCAAAAATGCATTCCTCATGCGGGAGTATTCAGGTAGCCCTGGAAGATGGACATCATGGATATATCTCAATGCGGCTTTATGGTAAGGAGGGAAAAATGTATATCGTTTTTGAAATTCAGGAAGAGCAGGACGGAACGACAAGAGTTCTTGAGCCTGCTATTTTTGACAATTTAGAAAGAGCTCTTCAGAAATACTACACGATATTGTCTTATGCGGTCATTTCTGAACTCGCAAGGCACGCTGCAATGGTCGTCACAACGGAAGGCGTGGTCATCAAATCCGAATGCTACACGCACACCGGAGCTTGAGGAGGACAACATGAAAAACATTCTTTCAAACAAAGCTTATGACATCCTGAAGGTCATCTGCATCACCATCCTTCCAGCACTTGGAACGCTTTACTTTGCCCTTTCGGGCATCTGGGGGCTTCCGTTCGGTGAGCAGATCGTCGGAACGATCAACGCGGTCACGACCTGCATCGGGATCATCATCGGCATTTCAACATCACAATACAACAAGGAGAACAAATAATGCTTGAGACAATCATCACAGGAATATGCGGAGCCGGATGGCTCGCAACGCTCATCATGTTCTTCATCCAAAGAAATGACACAGCAAAACAAAAAAAGAACGATGACAGCAAGAGGCTCGATGATGTGGAAGAAGCACTGAAGAAGAACGAGAAGGACAACGTCCGCATTCAGCTGCTGCTTCTTATGTCTACCTACACGGAAGAAGACGAACACGAGCTTTTGACCTGTGCAGAGCATTATTTTGTGGAGTTAAAAAGCAACTGGTATATGACTGCGAAATTCAACCGATTCCTTGAGAAGAACAACATCGCAGTTCCAGAATGGTTTAAGGAGTAACAAATGGCAAAACTAAACGTAGACGATTTCATCAAAGGGCTGAAGCACCTGGCGATGAATCGTGTCACATATTACGACAACAGCTTCCCGGCAAACTGCGGAGAGATCAATGCAGATGGCTCTATTTCTTTCGATTGCATTGGACTTATTAAGTCTGTGATCCGAGAACCTGACATCTGCTACAAGACAAGTCCTGCAGGTTATTATGTAATACCTGACAAAGTAATTCCTGATGGAGCGGACGAGATCGGCATTTTAAATCTCTGCACTGGAGTGGAATGGTATAGATTCACACATGCCATCAAAGGCTCATATCTCTATATGGAAGGTCATGCAGGCATTTTCTGCGGATCAGAGTTTACTCATGCAAATGGTATCGTCAACACAATCGAATGCACGACAGACTTCGGCGACAACGGCGTTACAACATCCTGGATGGACATCAAGACCGGAAGACGCTATGACCACAAATACGGCACAGAGTGGCGTTCCTGGGAAGCATTCGGCAATCTGACACCATATATCGACTACGGATCCAAAAGGACAGCCCGCTGGGTGGACTATATCAATGGTGAGTGGGTTTGCACTCTGAACGGCAAGATCGACACGTCCTACAACGGAGTCGCACAGAATGAAAACGGATGGTGGAAGATCAAGAACGGAAAAGTCGATTTCTCGTACACCGGACTTGCACAGAATGAAAATGGCTGGTGGTATTTGGAAGACGGCAAGGTAGATTTCCATAAAAACAGCATCATCCAAAATGAAAATGGCTGGTGGAAGGTCATCGATGGCAAAGTAGACTTTTCCTATAACGGTCTGGCCAACAACGAGAACGGATGGTGGATGCTCCAGGGCGGCAAGGTCGATTTCGAATATGACGGTCTTGCAGTCAATGAGAACGGCATCTGGGTACTCAAAGACGGCAAGGTCGATTTTAACTACAACGGAGTCTATCGATTCAGTGGCAAGAACTACCAGATCAAAGGTGGTAAGGTCGTTTAATTCGTTGAAAACTGGCGGAGGCAATTACTATCTCCTCATGAAATAAAATCAGTCGTTTTTCTGCCATACTGCGAACTTTTTCTGCACCCTTTTAGTTGCAAATAACAGAACCACAAAATGCTCCAATTT